TAAAGTTATATAATATACTAACTTGACCGTAATTATACCCTAATTGTTTAGCATCTAATTCTGGAGATATGTTTATCTCAGATATCTTACCTGCTTGGTACTGTGTAAAAGTTACATTAGAGTATTCAGGAAAGTAAGTAGGTACAGAAAATAAACGTTCATCGTTAATACCATAAACGTGCATTTCAATAGTATGCTTATCAGGTTTAAAACTACTATTTAAGTAGAAACTATCTACCAGGTTCTTATCCTTTGGGCTTAGATTCCTAGTATATATTTCTAACTCGTCAGGAAATCCTTTCGATACTATGTAATTAGTTTTTGACATTCTGATTTGCTACTTGTTCTTGTAATGCAATAATTTCACTTTCGTTATCTATAATCTGTGCTCTCAAATTAGTAATCTCATCTAATAGTGGCTGTATATCGGCTGTAGAATCGTCTAACTTGTATAATTCTGAGCTTCTCTTTATTAAGTATTCATGAGTACCAGCATCCCCATTAATTGGTATCTCGTAGAATAATTCTTCATATAGTGCAAAGAAATCTTCAAGAGTTAACTGAGTATTTTCAGGTACAGGTTGAGTAAAGGTTGTAAATTCTCTTTTTACAACTTTATTAATATGTTCTTTATTGTATACCGTCTTTCGAATCGGTACTGGATTGTTAGCCATTACGTACTACTTTAAAAACATTACCATTATCTACCACTGTTGTACTTCCGTCAAGAGTTGATTTTACTAATATACGATAATATCTCTCTGGTTGCAACCCTTCCATGTAAACATCAAAGTAACTTCCGTTATTATCAGCACTTATTTTTGTAAAAACTGTATTAAAATCTACTACCATCTCTTCTGTATGTTCATCTCTTAATCCCCAATACGAAGCAGCAGGTAGTTTATAGTTAGTTAGGTATACAGATCCTGTTGTAAAAGTTCTTGTAGGATATTTAGGTCTTGCGTGTACTCTAAATCTTTGCTTTCCGGCATCTACATACTCCCCTTTATTATTTTTAATATTAATAGTTGCGACACTTGTACTTAATTCTGTCAATGTACTACTGTAAACAGTATCATTCCATCCGAATTCTAAGTACGGAGGGTATATTGTATTAGTGTTTCCACTAAAGTATTTTAAGCGTATAGAGGATGTAGTATTAAATTCAAGATCATCTGTCAGTTTCAGTATAAACCCGTTATTAACGATTGTAGAGGCGTTATGAGCTTTTACCCCGTTAGTTACGTTTATATTAATATCATTATTTGAATTTAGTTCCTGCAATTGAGTACTTTCGTAGTTTACTCCTGCAGATCCTGTATACCAGCTACCACCCCCGACATATGTAGCATTGTATGAACCTGTTACTCCTGCTGGCATTGTAATGGTATTAGAGGGTAATGTCCAGTTCCCGGTTCCATTACCTAATCTATATGCCCAACTTGCACCGGATTGATCGGTTGGTGAATCACCATACTTTCCTATTCCCTGAGTCCATATATTATATAATGGGTAAGCTTTTAATGAGTACTCTGTAGGTATTTCGTAAGCAGATGCTAAACTTAAGTGGATACTCGCACTGTAGTTATTACTACCGATAATGTTTGTTACAACATTTGCAATATCTGTACTATTAAATTTTAACAATGCTCTTGCTGTTTGGCCTACTTCTGAGATAGGGTAGCCGCCGATTTCGATTATCTCATCTAAACCTGCATTACCGGTTACTGCTTCAGTAAAAATAAATGTATCCTTTTCAGGAAAGATTCTATATATTGCCATTTTATAATGTTGTTACTCGTCCTTGAATATCTATCTCAGGAAATTTAATTTCAAAAATACAAGGATCATAAGAAGGGTAAACCATATTACCTCTTGTTGCTCCTTTTATATCGTATGCATATTCTGAGTAGTTATCGCCTACCTTATTTTCAAAATAAATCTTTTCTACACTTTGTACTCCTTTTACTCTATCTAATAATGTGTATATACTTGATATGTTAATTGGTTGATTTATAGACCATTTAGTAATATTAAAGTGTTCTATTAAAGCTGTGTTACAAGCTAATAAAACATCTCTAGATACAAAATTAGGGAGTGTTATAATTTCATACTTCATTGCAACGTTTACTATAAATGCATCTTTTATATTTACTGCATCAGTGAGTAACATATACTGGGATAGGTATGTTTTTAAATTTTGTTTTAAACTATCCGTAGCTTTTATTACCTGTCTTTCTGAATTATATGCTAAAACATACAATGATAAAGCTAATGGATTAGAATCATAAGCTCCACCTAATACATTAGCATTAGTAGCTTGATCTTGTGTTACATACACTTTAGAAACTGATCCGTATAAAGCAGGTAATGATAGACTTCTAATTGCGTAATCTTGAAGTGTTACTGCTCTATTTTGTTCTGAATAAGCTCTCAAGCTGTTTTGTCTTAATTCTTCTACTGTATCTCCGTCTCGTCCTCCTATAGCTGGCTGTGTGTTATTAAAAGTTAATGTGTTTGCTTTACTCTGATCTGAGGCAGCAACAGTTACTTGTTCTACAAGGTTAATAGTATTTGCAGGAACGTTTGATTCTACACCTCCTCCTACTATGTACCTAATAGTTAAGGTTACATTTGAGGGGGCAATACCGTATGATTTAGAAAATAAAAAATTAGATGGATCGTATGCAAAATCTAATCTACTTAATCCTTGATTAGTACCCATCCCTACATTAGTAGGATCTGGTAAAAATATTTCATCATCGGAAGCATTTGTGTTTACTCCAGCTCCAAATTGAATCTGCAAATTACCTTGAGAGGTTAGTCTAGTTATAAACCGTCTAGGTACTTTCTTTAACCTTAGTATACTAGGCACTACATTCTTATCTGTAGCAGTATTACTTTGATCTTCGTAGATAGTATCCTGTCCTAAAAATGGTACTTCATACCAATTATGTCCATCGTTATCTGTAATATCTAAAACTCCAACAATATTTGTATCTTCAATAGTCACTGTTAGAAATTTCTCTGCATTACCTGTATCATATGTAAACGTCTTTAATTCACCTGAAATAGCTCCTACTCTTTTAGTAAGTTTGTATTCAGCAGGATATCCGTTGGCTATACTATCAATTCTAACCTCTGTTGGGTTTAGTGAACTTGAATATGAAAAATCAACTTTATCGTTAATTATGAATTTTGGATCTCCATAGGTATTAGCGCGTAACCGTGTATTAGGTTGTACTACTAATGCTTGATTCCAATTAGGTGTATAATTAGGAGCTACTGCGTTAACTTTTTGAGATACTTCAATTTGTACTTCTGATACACTTGTTGTTTTTGGACGGTAACCCATCATGTAGGCTAAGTTATATAAATTAGCAGGGTCTTTAGCGTGTTGTAAGAAAGTTTCTTGAAGTTGTGTATCTTGGTAGAAAGAAAGTACATCTCCTACATATGATGCCATTTCTATAAACATCATACCTGGTGATGTTGGAGAGAAGTCATTGTAGGTATCAGGAAAATAATTTTTAGCAAATTCTACAAGCTGTTGTCTAAAATTGCTAAAATCCCTGTTTATATATTTTATATCTCTTTCTTGGGCCATTATTGTTGAATATTAATAATTACTTCATCTTCAATATTACTATCTAAAATACTATACTTTAAATAGAATTCAATTGAGTTTTTATCTGGGTCTGCTATCAAGGATAAATCTTGAGTTACTACTTTAGGAAAATAAATTCTAAGTTCATCTTTTATCTTTATACCTAAAATATTTAATTTATCTTCTGTTATTTGTTCGAATAGTTCTGAAGGTAGTCCGCTACCAAAAGCAGGATTCATATACCTTTCACCTTTTCCTGTAAGAAAAAAATTAATTAGATTATTTCTAACTGCATCTTTTGTGAAGTAGTTAGAATTAAAAACAGCGGCTCCGGCAAAGGGTAGATTTACACCTACAGCTTTTCTTGGCTGTCTATCTAATGGATTTATTTTCTTTACATCAAATGCCATTATTCTATTCCTTTACGTTGTTTATCTTTCTGGTTAGCAGCTTCTAATAACTCTTTTGCTCTACCTATAAAGGGTAATTGACTTAAATCTATACCGGGTTGATTACCGCCACTTAAGTTCATTTGATGAGCGACTGTGCTAGCCATACTTGGCATATGTGCTCCTTCCCCCATAATAGCAGCAGCATCTGCTGATGTCATACTTGCTCTTGTCATCTGTAACATATCTTCAATCGGATTTCCGGTTGGAACATATTTTTTAGGCTGTGATACAGGTGCTTTAAAGGTAGTAACTTGCTTAGCTTCTGTTTTTTGTTCAGTTTGTAATGTAGAAGGGGCACTAGCAATTTTAACAGCTTCGATTAATACTTCTTTAAGCTGGTCTTTAAATGCTTTTTCTACCTCTTCTCGTATAACTTTCCTAAGTTCTTCTAGTTTCATATTAATAAATAGTTAGTATATTAAAGTTTATTATTGTAATTGGTCTAATCTAAATCTAATTTCCCTAACTAGTACGTTTACGTCACTAGCGAAAGAAGGTTGTCCTTTCATTACGATTATACCTTGAGAATTTCTTGCTACTG